ATTTAATGATAAACAAGGTGTTCTTTTGCAAGGGCACATCAAGATACACAATCCAGAAACTGGTGAAATCTTGGTGGACAAGCGTAATGCTATTCACTACGAGAACATGAGTATTTCATTAGCGGAAAGTTTATCTAATCAAGGACAAGGTATGGTCTACCAAATGGCATTTGGTAATGGCGGTACTAACGTAGACCCAACGGGTATTATTACGTACTTGTCACCAAACTCAACAGGAACTAACGCTAGTTTGTACAATCAAACATACGCTAAAGTTATTGACAACAATAATGTTAATAACGTTGATCCTACTAGAAACAAATTAGAAACTAGACACGTAAGCGGAACAAACTACACAGATATTGTAGCAACTTGTTTGTTAGACTATGGTGAGCCTAGTGGGCAAGATGCTCTTGATAACGCAACAGCAAACGATAGTTTGTATGTGTTTGACGAGTTAGGACTTGTAAGTTATGCAACTAGCGGAACAGGCAGATTGCTAACACACGTAATTTTCCACCCTGTACAAAAATCACTAAACAGATTAATCCAAATTGATTATACTGTTAGAGTACAGAGTTTAACAGGTTTTAACGAGGTTTAATAAATGGCATATACTGTACAATATACTGACTTATCCCAAAAAGGTACTATTGTTGTTGAAGACAACACTATTAACCAACAAACGTCCTTGGACTTGCCAGGCAGAAATACAACTGCTTACGGTACAGCTATTGCCGAAAACTTCTTACACTTATTAGAAAACTTTGCTTTTAACACAGCACCAACAAATCCAGTAGAAGGACAGTTGTGGTATGATACAACACCAGGTGTTGATCAGTTAAAATTATATGATGGAACTAACTGGGTTAGTGCATCAGGATTAAAGAAAGCTACAACAGCACCAGAAGCAAACCAATCAGTTACAGGTGACCTTTGGGTTGATACAGACAACCAACAATTATATTTGTATACAGGTTCAGGTTGGATATTAGTTGGACCAACATTTAGTGATGGACTATCAACAGGTGTTAAACCTACAACTATTATCGGTACAGATAATGTTACGTACACAGTTTTAGTTATTGAAGTAAAAGCAAAAACACTTGCAATTATTTCAACAGATGCATTTACACCAAAGACTACAATACAAGGCTTTACACGTATTAAGCCAGGATACAATTTAAGTACATTTGATATCACTGGTTCAGGTACTGCAAAATATTTAGGTACAGCAGAAAAAGCAGAAGCATTAGTTATTGGATCAGAAAATGTTCCAGCGGCAAACTTCCTTAGAGCTGACAAAGAAACTAACAGCCTAGTTGCTGTTAAAATTAAAAACAATTCAGGTATCACAGTAGGTGCAGATAGTGCATTGAACATTGGTATTGAAGGACAAGCAGGTATTATTGGTCACCAAACAAGTGGATCAAACATTGATATTAGAGTTAACAATGAAGGTACAACTACTACAGTTTTACGTGTTGATTCAACAAGCAAAATTGGTATTAATAACTTAGCACCAGTTGAGTCATTAGATGTAGTTGGAAATATACAAACAGACAGTAGCGTATTAGTTAACGGAACAACAGACAGTTCAACTATAAACACAGGTAGCATTATTGCTAAAGGTGGTGTTGGTATTGCTAAAAGATTATATGTAGGTAGCGATGCAAACGTTGGCGGATTATTAACTACAGGTAATATTGTTCCAAACATTACAACAACAAGAAACATTGGTACTCAAAACGAACAGTTCTTAAATGTATTTTCGCAGAACTTTATTGGTAACGTAACAGGTAACGTAACAGGATCAATTAGTGGTAGATCAGGTTCAACTGATAAACTAGCAAGTGCAACTACATTTAGAATGGTTGGTGATGTTAGTTCTCCTGAGTTTAGCTTTGATGGACAAGATGCTAGTGTAAAAACTTTTACTACATCAATTGATAACACATTTATTGCGGCTAAAGCAGAACAATCACTAAGTGAAGCAACAGATGAATATATGTTTAATAGACCCGTTGGCGACACTGGTGTATTTAAAATATCAAGAACTAACTTGTTTAAAGCTATTCCACAATTACCAGTTGGTATGATTACTGCTTTTGCGGCAGGTGTACTACCAGCAGATTGGTTAATATGTGATGGTAGAGAAGTTACTATTGCTGAATATCAAAATTTGTTTAATGTTATTGAATATAACTTTAAAGCACAAGCACTTGTAACAGCAGGTAAATTTGCCTTACCAGACTTGCGTGGTAGATTAATGCTAGGCTTAGATAACATGGGCGGCGAAAGTGCTAACCGTGTAACTAGTGCGGCGGCAGATACATTAGGTAATGTTGAAGGACAACAAACACAATCAATTGGACTTACTAACTTACCAGAACACGAACACGATTTACGTGGACCAAGTGGAGACCAGTACTATACTACTAGAGATATTACAGGTGTACCAAACGATCCACAAGGTATACAATATGATGCTCCAACAGGAACACAAGCAGGACAAGCATATCCATCATCAGGTGGTGTACTAACAAATAGCACAATTGGACAACCAATTGACGTTATGAATCCATATATGGCAATTAACATGATCATATATGCTGGGCAAAACACGGGAGCAGTATAGTGAGTTATAAATTAAATAAAACGGACGGCTCATTATTAGTAGATTTAGTCGACGGTAGTTTAGATACTACAAGTACTGACATTTCCTTAATAGGTAAAAACTATTCAGGATTTGGTGAAAGTATTAACGAAAACTTTATTAAGATATTAGAAAATTTTGCTAACACATCAGCTCCTAGCTTACCACTAAAAGGTCAGCTATGGTTTGATAGTACAGAATCAAGACTTAAAGTTTATGACGGAACAAACTTTAGAACTAGTGGCGGTCCTATTGTACAAAATTCACAACCAGGTATAGGTGTAGTTGCAGGTGATCTTTGGATTAACAACGCAACAAAACAATTACATTTTTATGATGGTACAAACTTTAACTTAGCAGGTCCAATTTATACAAGCGACCAAGGCAAGTCAGGATTTGAAACATTAACAATATTAGATACTCAAAACAATAGCAAAACTATTGTAAAGTTTTCAATAGGAGGAACGCTAATAGGTGTATTTTCAAACAATGAATTTACTCCAGCGGCGGCATATGCCATTACAGGCCTTGCTAATATTAAGAAAGGTTTTAATATTATTTCAACTGTTACAGACTTTGTATTTAGAGGCTCAGCAGATAGTGCCGCGGCACTAGTTGATAATGCAGGCGTAGCCAAAAGTGCTTCGCAGTTTTTATCAGCAGACAGTAACTCAGTTACAACCGGAACAGTAACAGTTGCTAACAGTGGTGGTATTACAATTGGTACTGCACAAAATAATATTCAAAAGGTAGTTGGAACTAGCGTTGTTAACGAAAACCAATTATCAAATCATGATTATAAAATTAGAGTTAGAAAAGCAACAGGTTTTGTAGATGCAGTAACTATTGACACATCAGAATCATTCTTAGGTATATTTAAAGATACACCACAGCATACGTTACACGTTGGTGGTGATATGAGAGTTGATGGTAACTTATTTTTAACATCACCAGCTGTTAACATTGAAACACAAAATTTAAGAGTTGAAGATAAAAACATTGAATTAGGTATTACTAGTGATAGTACATCATTAGATAATGCAGGCGTAGACTTTGGCGGAATTATTCTTAAATCCAGCGACCTTGATAAAGAATGGGTTTGGAGAAATGCTACAGGTGCTTGGACATCAAGTGAAAACATTGACGTTGTTGCAACTAAGTGGTACAAAGCTGAAGGTGTTAACGTATTAAACAAAACAGAATTAGGTTCAACAGTAACACAAGCACTTGGACTTACAGACATTGGTACATTGAATCAGCTTAATGTTGATCAAACTAATATTGAAGGTGCAAAGATTTCAACTAGTACTCCATTACAACTAGAAAGTACTGGAAGTATTACAATTACTAATAACCAAAAAATTACTGGACTAGCGGAACCAACAACTAATACAGATGCCGCTACTAAGTTTTATGTTGATGATCAGATTAACTTAGAACCAGTTGTAATGAGTTTAGATATCACTGGATTATCTAATAGTAACATTTCAACGATCATCGAGGACATTTATCCAGCAAGTAATAAGAAAACCGGAACATATGCGTACATAGCTACTTCAACTATTGCAGGAGCAACAGTTACAGGTATTGACGTAGACGCGGCTAAAAACATCTCATACGTTGCAGTAGATGCTAACGGTGTGTTAAATCAGAGTGTAGTACAGGACGTTGCGTTTGCATCAGCTTCAGGTAACGTAAATGTTACTATATCACGTGGTTTAAAACGCTTTAGAGTTGCCGCAGGTGCATGGGTATTTGATAACGATCTTGGTTCAAGCGGCGGCTTGTGGTAAGAGATAAATAGTAACATAGAGGAAAAGAAATGGCATATACTATTGATAGATATAATGGAACTACTTTAAC